CATATAAGTAATACAGGATTTGTCTATTTGGATAAGGTATTTACTACAACGGACACAGTTACAGGCAATTTATCTTATACTGGCAAAAAGTTTATTATGAATAGAGTAAGCCAAAATTCTTATCTAAATGAATTAAACTCAGTTCAATTAATTGAGGTTAGTGTTGCTGAAATAGAGGCATTTATCATTCCAAATTACATAACCGATGCAGGTCAACTTGGACCATTCTGGTTAGCACAATTTAATATTAATATAGTTTAACTTTGCAATATGCCAGATAAAGTACAGGGTAAAAATATAATTCTATATAAAGTAGTTGGAGGGGTAAATACTGCCTTTGCTTGTTCTACTAATTGCAGCTTTAATGTTCAAATTGACCAAAAGGATGTAACAAGCCAGACATCTGCTTGGTTTAGAGAATATAAAATTGACATATCTTCTTGGTCCGTTACTTGTGAAGGTATTGTTACTTTAACAGGATATTCATATTCTGATATGTTAAATAATCAATTGACAAGAACACCTATTGCAATTAAATTCTCAATAGATAATGGGTCAAGTACCACAATAATAAGTGGTAATGCTAATATAACTTCACTATCAATTAATGCTCCTTATAAAGATATAGCCACATATTCAATTTCTTTGCAAGGAATTGGTGCTTATACATTAACTTAGTAATAATGGCAACTAAAGTACAAGGCAAAGATGTTATTTTATACAAGATTGACACTTCGGTAATACCTGTGTCTGAAACTCCTTTTGCCTGTTCTACCAATTGTACTTTTAATGTTCAAGTTGAACAAAAAGAGGTATCTAGTACAACAGATGCTTTCTTTAGAGAATACCTAAATGACCTTTCTATTTGGAATGCTAGTTGTGAAGGAATAGTAACTCTTTCTGGGTTTTCGTATCAACAAATGGCTCAAGTTATTTTAGACAGAACTTTGTTTCTTATAAGGTTTGCTATTGATAATGGAATTGGTGGTTATAAGTACATTAGTGGATATTGTTTTATAACAAATTATAGCATAAGTGGTAACTATAAAGAAATAGGAACTTATAGTGTTTCATTACAAGGCACAGGAAAGTATTACACAGATGCAACTCCTACAACAACAAGTACTACTACCAGTACAACAACAAGTACAACTACTTCTACAACTACAAGCACAACAAGTACAAGTACTACTACTTCAACAACAACATCTACTACTACAACTACAACGCAACCTCCAGTATGGTATGCTTTGTTTAATTGTGCTACTGGTGTAACAGTTACTTCTACTAACTATCCTAATGGTTCTTTCTCAATAAATGAACGAGTAACTGCAATAGGACAAACCTTTAGAATTGATAGTATTTATTATACTAATCCTAGTGGCTTACAATTATCAATAACAACGACAGGATTAACTGGGTGTCCAGCTACAACAACTACAACAACAACTTCTACTACTTTGGCTTTAGTAGATTTCTCATTGACTTATACTTGTTCTGGTGGAACGGCTTTTTTAACATCTAACGCTTATACAGGAGGTGCAGGAACTTATGAATATACGGATGCAGTATTCTCCACTCAATCAGCAGCATTATCAGCAACGGCTTGGACTGCTGGTACTTCTAAAATTTATTATAATCAAGATGACACTATCCATTGGGTAGCCATAAGAGATGCAGCAAACCCTACAAATAGAAGGGCACGTTCTGTTACTCCAGCTTGTGCTACTACGACTACTACGAGTACTACGACTGTGCCTCCAGTATGGTATAATCTTTTTAATTGTGGAACAGGTGCTAATGTTACCTCTGCTCAATATCCTAATGGAACTTTTAATATCAATGATAGAGTTACGGCTATTGGTCAAACTTTTAGGATTGATTCAATATATTATTCAGACCCAAGTGGTTTGCAATTATCAATTACTGCAACTGGCTTTACAGGATGTCCTGCTACTACTACAACGACTACAACGACAACTTTAGCACCTTTATCTTTTAATATAAGTTATACTTGTAGTGGAACTAATGCAGTAGTAACGATTAACTCTTTCTCTGGTGGAAGTGGAGGTTATTCTTATGGCAATACTGTGTTTAACTATTTTACCGATGCTATTGCAAATACTGCTTATACTGCTGGAACATCTAATACATATGCACCAGCTTCATTTGCAGTATCAGGTCAATTATGGGCAGTAATAAAAGATAGTAACGGAAACAAATTAGCTTTATCGGTTACTCCTACTTGTACGACAACAACAACTACAACTACTACAACTACTACGGCTGCACCAACTTGCACATCTTGGACTGTATCTAATTATAATGGATTTGGATTAGGAGATACTGTTAACTATATAGATTGTGCAGGTAATTCTCAATCTACACCTATATCCGATGGCAATCAATTTGATATTTGCGTATTAAATACAGGAACACCTACTCCTTATATGGATTTTGGATATGGTACAGTTATTAGCAACGGAGTTCCTTGTCCTTAAAAATAAAAACCAAAACCGATGACAATAAGATTCGTATGTGCTCAACCAGCAACGCTTTACTATGCTTGGCAAGTAGAGGTAATGATTAACAACTTTAGTGCAATGGGAATCAATCCTAACAACATAGACATAGTATGTTGGCGAGATGGTTCTATCCCTATTGAATGGTCTAAACTAGCAAACAATTACGCAGCTAGATTCTTTTTTTACGATGATACCAGAGAGAATAAAAACTATGTTTCATCTATTAGACCAAACATCCTAAAGCAACATTTTAAGAAATTCCCTGAGTTAGAACAAGATGCTATCTTCTATCACGATTGCGACATAGTATTTACTAAACCAATTGAATGGTATAAATTTTTATATGATGACAAATGGTATGGCTCAGATACTAGATTCTATATAGGCTATGAGTACATAATGAGCAAAGGCGAACAAGTCTTAGATGCTATGTGTGATATAGTAGGAATAGACAAAGAAATTATCAAAGAGAATGAACGCAATTCAATAGGTGCTCAATATCTAATGAAAGGAATAGGTTGGAAATTTTGGGATGATGTAGAAAGGGATTGCGAGAGGCTTTATAAAGAGATAAGCGAATTAAGTGCAAATATAAAAGCAGACAACCCAGTTTATCACGAATTACAAATATGGTGTGCAGATATGTGGGCAGTATTATGGGGAGGTTGGAAGATGGGTAAGAAAACAATTTGCCATCCAGATTTAGAGTTTGCTTGGGCAACATCAAGGATTGAGTCTTGGGATAAATTAAACATCTATCATAACGCAGGAGCAATTGATGCTATTAGTGGGTTATTCTTTAAGTCTAATTACATTAATAAGTTGCCTTATGGGGAAACCATAAACATAAATAAAGAGTTTGCTAGTTCTAAATATTGGGAATTAATACAACAAACAAAAACAGTCCTATGAGAATAATATCAGCTAAATATGGTGGAATAGATTGTACGGAAATTATTAGTGCTAAAGTAAAGTCTGATAAACTAATGCTGAGAGTAAATAACGATATTATAGGAGACCCTAATGTCGGACAAGTAAAGCATTTAGAATTGAGTTGGCAAGATAAAGATTTGGTCCATTTACAAACCTATAAGGAAGGAAGTTTAATATCCATCCCAAAGACTGGCAATAAGCGTTTAGGCATCTTCTATTCTAACAATAACCAACATACTATTTGGAATGCCATTTATAAGTCATTAGACACTATAAAAATCGCATCTGAAGGCAAAGCCGATATAATCACTTGCCTTTGGGAAGAAATGCCTTTAAATCCGTTCCTAAGCGTTTTTAGTTGGTATAAGTCTCAAAGCCACCTTAACCAATTATTACAAATAATGCAATGCTTGTTTATGGCTAGGGAAATGGGAGAATACGAATATGTATCTTTTTTAGAACACGATGTAATGTACCCAGAGGGTTATTTTGATTATCCAGACTTTAAAAAAGGAGAGGTTATAACTAATATGCACTATGGAGGAATCAATAAGGAAGGTTGGCAACATAGACACCAAAACGATGAGCCTTTCCACCAGATGACTATGAGACTAGATGATGCAATTGAGCATTGTTTAAATATCTTGCCTAATGCCTTAAAGGTTAATTGTGGCAATATTGAAACCGATAAACTTAAACGAACTCAATGGGTATGTAAGAATGAGGCTATACATATTAATCACGGCAATCACTTTACATCTCATAATTCTATCTATTCTAAAGACAATACTTATCAAACTCATCCTTATTGGGGTGAAGCTATTGAATATAAGGAATTGTTTAATAATTAGTAAATTTGTAAAAATAGAAAAATAATGTCTTGTAATCCTTCTAATGCTGATTTCAGACCAGCGAATTATAATATTCAGATATGGCAGAATAATACTTGGAGCCAAATATTCCAATTAACTGCTAATACTGTGCCAATTGATTTAACAGGTGCGAATGTAGAAATTCAAGTCCGTAAGAGACCAAACTCAGCAGATGCAGTTATGACATTGACTTTGGCTGATGGTATAACTCTTGGAGGTGTAGATGATAACCAAATTACAATTAATTACGATGTGAATATAGATGCTGGTTCTTATGTTTATGATATGACTATTCAATTTCCAAATGATAATATCAAGACATATATTTGGGGTAATTTTATTGTTTATCAAGATATAACACAAATCTAATGAGTACAGAAATAATAGTAAACAACGATATAATTG